ATATTAGAGAGGAAGTAATTGTTATGTGTTTACCTTTGGCAGCAATCGGAGCAGCGACAGGAGTTTTGTCATCAGGACTCTCGTATGCAGGTCAGCGTCAGCAAGCTAAACAACAAGCAGCTTTCCAACGACAAGCACAAGAAGCAGAGCGTCAGCGTTTCATGCAGGAACAAACCTCTCTTCGTATGCGTCAAGCACAGGAGCAGGAAGCTGTTGGTAGAGAACTTGAACAAGTCAGTCGTAAATCACAAGCAGCACTTGCTAGAGCTAGAGTATCTGCTGGAGAAGCTGGTGTAGCAGGTGCATCTGTTCAAGCGTTGATGGATGACTATATGAGACAAGAGGGTGCTTACAGAGCTTCAATACTTAGACAACAAGAGATGGGTGCGTTAGCTACAGGATTAGGACTTGAACAAGCAGGGTTTGCTACGCAACAACGAATGATCGGATTGTCACAACCAATAGATAGACCAAGCGGTTTAGGTGCTGTGTTAGGCGGTATACAGAGTGGTCTTAGTGGTTATCGTACAGGACTTGATATTAAAAGTAGAATCGAATAGTAATGGCTAGAGAACGAGTACAAGTACAAGGACTAGGGGATGTTGCTCCTGGTATTCAGCCTACCATTCAACGAGCAGGACAGTACGGCATTCAGGTGCAACGAGCTGGTCGTAACAAGTTGATGGATTTAGCGGATGCTTTGTCACAGGTTAATCCTATACTTGCTCAATACGGTCAGATCAGAGAGTTCCAACAGGAAAGAGATATAGCAGCCGGACAACAATTCTTTACGGAGCAACCAGAACAAGCAGCTGAAGCGTTGGAAGCAGGTATCGGTAAAACTAAAAGAGAGCTTCGCAAGTTAGTACAACAAGGTGTTATTGATGAGCGATCCAATCCTGACTTTTTGTTAGGTATACGAGCAGCTAGAGGTAAAACTTTAGCTAAAGATTTTAGGAGAGATTTACTAACAAATCCTGATGCATTAAATCAAGAAGACCCTGTAGCTTATATACAAAACCAAGTATCAGAGTTTTATCAAAGACCTGAAATAGCTGGTAGTGCATACGCTAAACAACAAGTACAACCTCTGTTAGATTCAATTTCTGACGAGTACATTGGTCAAGTAACACGCATCCAGCAAGATAGAGAAATAGCACAAGGTAAGTCTGATTGGTTAGGTTCTATTGTTGATAAAGCAAAAGCCTGGTCTAGTAATAGAGCTTCTCTATCTGAGGACGACTTTAAGGAATGGATCGACGATGGAGCTGGTAATTTTAAAGGTAGTAGGAAGTACGCATTAGATAATTTATTTAAGCCTGTAATCATGGATATGGTTGAGCGTGGTAATACAGGTGGTGCTATGCGTAAGTTACAGGAGTTAGAGAACTGGGTGATAAATAAAAAGACCGGAGCTAAATTTGTAACACCTGAGTTATCTCAAGAAATAAACAACTTACAAAAATCAATACTTGATAGTGGCGTATATTACACTGATTTAGCTGTAGAAGCTTATAACACTAAAAGAACAACAGCTTCTGACCCTTTTAATGCAGAGTTTCAAGAAAGATTAAATAATAATTTACCTATAACAGAGTCCTTCTTAACTGATTTCTCTACTAGAGTTAGAAACTCTTTTGAAGATCAAGGAGTAAAGAAACAAGATGCTGAGAATCTAATAGCTAAGTGGAGAGAAGAAACTAACAAAGCTTATAACCGTGCTAAAGAAGTAGGGATAAAAACAAACACTGAAGTATACGCTGATATACAAAACGGTATAACTCTTGGTATAGATGTAAGCAACGAGATAGAAGATGCTAGAGACCAAGGTCTTATTAGCGAAGCTGATTTTATAAAGTTACGGAACGACAACGCTGAGAAAGCTATCTTTGAAAAAGAAGTGATGAGTTTACCGCCAGTGCGTGGTTATACTGATTTATTAGAAAGTGATTTTAGTAATACTACTATTAAAGGAGGTAATCCTTATTTAAGTAAAGATTTTAATATAGTTACTAATATACTTAAAACTAGTCAGAGTCCTACAACTAAACTGAATGTACCGAGTAATACATTACAAGCATTGGGACAAGAAGCACGGATGATGTGGGTGTCAGGTATGGAAGAGCGAAGGAACGGTATTATATTTAGCAACCCTGAAATAAGCAGACCACAATTAGACAGGCAATTGGGTAATGAAGCTAGGGATGTCTATAGTAATCTACAACCGCAAGTACAAGAACTTGTACTAGATAGGTTAAGGACAGGGCAATACGATTTAGGTTTAACTGCTAATGATTTTAGAAAAAACTCAGATAGATTAAAGCAAGTTGTAAGCGGTTTAAAGTTTGAGACAGCAGCGGAAGCTAGGTTATTTCTTAATACTTACAAAGATAGGTTATTTTAATTATGGCTAAGACATTTGATGAATTGTTCCCAGAAGGTTACTCGCTAACCACTCAACCTGTATCCGCAGATGTTTCAGCTACTATAGCACCAGGTGAATTAACTACTGCTGGTGTCCTTGATTCAGAAAAGGAAGAGGAACGCAGCGATGCAGAGAGAGCTTGGGACACTGTTAAAGCTACAGGTGTAGAGGTAGGGGTTCCTTTAGGTACAGGCATAGCAGCAGCTCCTTTATTAGCTGCAGGACCGCTCGGTTGGTTAGCTTATGCAGGTATTCAGATTGCTAGTGGCGTTGGTTCCAATGCTTTAGCTCAAAAGATGAGAGACCCAGAAATGGAATACTCACCAGAAGAAGGTATATCAGCAGGTTTGTTTTCGGCTATACCGGGTATACAGGCAGCTAAGTTAGCTAAAGCAGGTAAACCTATTATTACAGCGGTGAGAGCAGGTGAAGGTGCTGTTATGGCTGGTGGTGAAACTGTAACAAGACAGGCACTAGAAATGGCAGCAGGTAAGCGTGAAGAACTAGATGCTTTTGAAGTAGGTTTTGCTACAGCTGCTGGTACAGGTCTAGGTGCTGGGTTAGGTCGTGTTGAATCTAGTTCTGTGTTTAATCGTTTAGGTGTATCAACAAGCGACGCTAAAAAGATACAAGCTAGAGTCGAAGCTAATGTAGCTGATAGAATTAATACTATTGATAGATTATTAAAAAAGCCTGAGTTACAGAAGGGCGACCAAAGGAATTTATTAGTAAAAGAAAGAGACGAACTGAAAGCACAGTTAGAAACTGTATCTAAAACTGATCGTCAATACTTAGAAGATTTAAAAGCTAAGAACAAAGAAGAGATAGCTAAGACTGAACAAGCTTTAGTAGATCGTCTTAACCAAGCTCAAGAAGCCATAGAAGGTAATAAAAACTTATCAGTTAATGGAGGAGAAGCTAAGACTGCACAACCTAAAGTAGTTCAACCAAAGAAGCCTGTTAAGCTTACAACAGAAGAGAAGGTTCAAGCTATTGAAAGAATGGGCATGAGCGATGATGATCTGTCTGAATTGTTATCCGGTAAGACTAATATAATTCCTGTAAACTTAGCAGCTTTCACAGACGAAGATAGTGTGCAAAGAACTATGGCAGCTGTGTTAGAACAGATAACAACTAAGGTTAAGAAGGGTGCTATTAAGACAGATAAGAAATCTTTGATACAACAAGCTGCTAAACTTAGAAGTCAGTTAGACCCGTCCATAGACCCAGCTGAATACGCTAAACAAGTAGCTAACGAATCAGAAGAAATAATATTTAAAAGTGCAGTAGCAGATAGTATGACTTTCAGTGCTTTCTCTAACTGGAATAAAAAGATGGAACAAGCTGGAGACTTAGACGACCCATCTGTGTTAACTGATTTGTTAGCTGATTTAGATAGATTAGGTGAGTTTGCAGAAGCTTCCTCTAAGATAGGTAGTTCTGCTGGTAAACTGTTACAAAGCAGAAAAGTATTTAAAGATCAGATAGCTGCTAGTGTAAGTGAGATGGAGCGTAAAGCTACAAAGCTAGAAAAAGGACTTACATCAGAACTAGTTAAGTATTCTAAAGATTTAAAACCAGGTGAGATAAAACAACAGTTAGATAAACTAGGTGGTTTGAAAGCTATGCGTGGTTTTGTTAATGAATTACGATTAGTAAAAGACCCTGCTAAATTAGGTAAACTTTTAGAGATTAGCCGTAAAGGTAGAATCCGTAGGTTTGCAGAAGCTTATATGGAACTCCGTTACGATGCTATGCTAAGTGCTCCTATTACTCAAGGTGCTGCTTTTTTTGGTAATGCTATCATGGCTTCCAATTCTTTAATTAACCAAGCAGTCGGAGGTTTAGCTACAGGTAATTTACAAGCTACTAGGATGGCAGTTAATACAACAAAAAATCTGTTATCAGCTGCACCAGAGGCTTTAAGGTCCGCTATGATTGCTGCTAAGAACTCGCAAGGTCAGATGTCTCTTAGTACTCACTATGAAAAGATAGGAGGTAAAGCCTTATCTATGGAAGCTACTGGTATGGCTAATCCGCTAGGTGAAACTATAGAGAACATAGGGGAGCTTGTATCATTCGGTCCTAAAGGTTTAGTATTTCAAGACGAGTTCTACAGACACATGTTTGCTAAAGCTCAAGTCCGTTCACTATTAACAGAAGAGTACAGACAACTATTAAAGAAGGGTGAAGTAGGACTAGGTAAGCTCGATGAGTTTGTAGAAGGTAGAATGTCCAGATACTTTGTTGACGGTAAGCGTTACAAGACAAAAGCTGATATTGAAACAGAAGCTGTATCACAAGCTAGGCAGAATAACTTAGATGGTGAAGAAGCTGTAGCATTTGTTAAGAAATATACAGATGAGAACTGGACTAATAAACTATCTAGCGAACTAGAATACCTAAGAGATTTCGGAGACCGTGTTACATTCCAACAAGACTTAAGTAAGGAATACGGTTTATTTGAGAGTATGGGTGCAAGTATACAGGATTTGAGAGAAAGAAGTTTTACTACTCAATACCTTGTACCATTCATTAAAACACCAGTAAACATATTCAAGGAAGTAGGAGGCACAGCTAGTTTGTTATCAGAAATACCTGGTATGGGCAAGTTGTGGGCAAGAAGTAGAGAAGAATTTCTAAGTTCAAATCCAAACATAAGAGCACAAGCAAGAGGTAGACAGATAGTTGGAGCGGGTCTTTGGACTTCTGCTTTATACTTAGCTGACCAAGGTGTTATTACTAGTAGCGGTCCTAGGGATTATAGAGAGTTAGAGAATAAGAAAGCTACAGGATGGCAACCTAACTCTATAAATGTATCAGCTCTACAGCGGATGTGGAAAACAGGGGATAGTGAGGGAGATAAACCTGGAGATAAGTATGTGTCTTTAGCTAAAGCTGATCCAATCGCTACAATTACAGGTCTATCTGCTGATATAATGAGAGCTGCTGAAGATAATGACTTACCAGAACAATGGTTAGCTGAAAAGGTAACTGCTGTAATGTTAGGTCTCACTCAAGCTGTAGGTCAAAAAAGTTACTTGGAAACTGTAGGTAGTGCATTAAATGCTCTAGTCAGTGGTCGTGCTGTTAACGAGGATGCGGATTGGGTTAATGGTTTCCTTGAGGAATTAGTTAGAGGAAACACGCCTTCTATAGTTAATGCTTTAGGCAGAAGTGACGATCCTTATATCAGAGAAGTAAACGGTTGGCTTGAAGCTTTGCAAAACAGATTGCCAGGGCTAACTTCTAATCTTGATCCTAAAAGAGATGCATTCGGTAGGAAGATTAAATCAGCTCCTGGTCGTATATCGAGAGAACTTAACGCTCTTATACCTGCTAGATATTCCGAGACAACACACGATAAAGCATTACAAATAATTAACGAAGTAAGAGGTAGCTATGCTTTCCAAGCTTCTGATAAAGTTATACCAGGTATAGACTTACAAAAGATAAAAGTACCAGATTCATCTCAATCGCTATACGACAGATGGAAAGAATTGTATTCTGAATTAGACCCTGCTGGTGCTGTTGTTGAAGCTTTTGAAAACCCAGAGATTAGCGAGATGGCTCCTGTTAGTTCATCCTCCCCACTCACTGATTACAGAAGACAAGCGATTAACCAAGTACTTACAGCTAAGAAAGAAGAAGCTAAAGGTTTGTTACTTGAAGAGTATCCTGAACTCCTAGAACAATTTGAATATTTAGGAGAGATGCAACTCAAGCAAATAGAAGGTGAAGAAACTCCTAGAGAGATCATTGCTCCTAGTTTACAACCCTTACTTAGTCAATAGTGCTTGAACTCCTAACTCAATAGTTAATAATATATTATCATGGCAAACACCTATGTAGACTACACTGGCGACGGGAACACGACCTCCTTTGCCTACACTTTCGCAGTTCTATCCGGACAGCAAGAAAACCACATCATTGTCGGAGTAGACGATTCCACAACAACAGGAGGAAAGTTTGAAGTAGTTGATCCTGCGGACTATACGATAGACGCATCAGCAGGTACAATCACTTTTGATACAGCTCCAGAATCAGGTGCTCGTATACGAATCAGAAGAGACAGTGACGCATCCACTCT